CGGTAAAAATTATATCTTCAACGGTAAAACTATTACTGAAGCTGAGGTTAAAGATTCAAGATTCTTTGATGTATTAGAAGGATTAGGAATGTTTAAGAACACGGATAATACTTTAGTTACATTTGGTGAAAGCGGTAAAACTTTAGAATACAGCTTAACTGAAGGTACTCTTAAGCTTGGCAATGTTGATTTATCAAATTCAAGTATTATTGAATTAAAAGAAGCTCTCCTGGCAAACAACTTCTTTGGTTACAGAAACCAATGGAAGATTGATAATGTATGTAAATTCTTTGAATCGATTGATCTTCTTGCTGAAATGGATAATTTCACTACAATTACTTCAAATGAGTTTACTAACTTATTCTTAACCATGATCGCTGTTGAAGAAGGAATTTATGTTAACACCGTAAATTCTGCAATGCACTTAAACGAAATGAAACTCATTTCTTCTGCAACCGAAACGGTTAAATTGGTTAAAGAATTCATTAACTATGACGCTTCTCCAATTCTTTCTGAAAGATTAATCGCTGAAAACAATGAAGCTGCTAAAGCTGAAAAAGTAAGAGCTACTATTTCTGACCGAATTTCTTTCTTAGAAGAAAAGAAGTCTAAGGTAAAGGACGCTATTAATAAACTTGGAGAAACTGAAGAACTTACTGAAGCTATGAATCTTTTAGATGAAGAAATCTCTAAGTTTGAAAAGGAGCTCCAGGAAAGTTATGTAGTTGAAAAAAAAAGTCGTAACGAGTTATTAGACGACGGTTTTGTTGAAGCTGAAGTTAATAAAAACGGAAATGGTCTTAGAAAAGGTCAAGAAGTTTATGTAAATGCCGAAGACTATACTTCTCTAGGTGATAATGATCAATTAGAATGTATTGACTACAAAACCGGTAAATCTACAATCTGCCCAAAAGGACAACTTAACGTAAAGATCTAACCACCCACATAATTAAGAGCCGATAGTGATAATAAACTATCGGCTTTTTTTGTATATAATAATAAAATAAACCTAAGGGATGGCTAGAAAGAGAAACTACTTAAATAATAGAGATTTGCTGGAGGAGATTAGACTATCTAAAGAGCAAGATGAATTAACACCAAAAGCATTAGAATTCTTAATGCTATTAGCAGATAAATGTTCAAGAAAATTATCATATGCAAACCCAGATGACAGAGATGATTGTATAGCTTATGCTTATATGGATCTTTATCGTTATTGGAGAAACTTTAATCCAGAAAAGAGTACAAATGCATTTGCTTATTTTACTGAAATTGCAAAAAGAGGCTTTGCTAAAGGATGGAATAAATTACATCCAAAGAAATATGCAGGAACTGTATCAATTAATGGAAGTGCGGACAGTGATGGCATTTACACTATCTAAGATACATGAGTATAAAGAAGGTAAAACCAACAGCAAAATCAGGATTTAAACAAGGGTATTACAAACCTCATAATCCTAAAAAATATATGGGACCCGGCCCTATAATATACCGTAGCAGCTGGGAAAGAAAGTTTTGCCATTGGTGTGATCATAATGAAGATGTTATACATTGGATCTCGGAACCTTTTTCTATAAAGTATTTTAATATCTTAGATAAAAAGTTTCATAATTACTATCCAGATTTTTATGTTAAGATGGATAAGGGTGGTATAATTGAAGAATATGTTGTTGAAATAAAACCAAAAGCTCAGTTACAAAAACCTAAACCACCTAAAAGAAAGACTGCAAAGGCTATGAAAAATTTTCAGCATGGATATGAAACTTATGTTAGAAACCTTTGTAAAACCGAAGCATTAAACAAAGCAGCTGAATTAAGAAACTTTAAAGTAATGCTTTTAACTGAAGACTCAAAATTATTCTAATGGCAATAATAGGATCATTCACTGAAGATTTGGATATTTACCTTACAGAAAATAGAGGTCGTACTGGAGCATCTAAAGCATCTGCAAACGATTTATATAAAGTAGGTGTAAAAGATACTGGTGTTTTAGAAAATGGGAAAATGTATTGCTTTGAATATTTTACACCTGACGAAACCTTTTATGATACTAACCCAATTGTTTTAGGACTAGGTAAAAGTATAGATAATCATCAGCTTGGGATAAATTTACATTACATTCCTTATGAAGCAAGAATACCATTTCTTACTGATGTAGTTAGATCTTTTCAGAGTGTTATAGCCCAACAATTAAAAGGTGCAACTGGGAATCCTAAATCACAAGGTAGTCTTAAAGAATTTACTTACGATAATTTAAAGTCTTCATTGGCAAGAAAATACAATCTTAAGTATGCAATAAGACAATACAGATTAGATAGAATTAAAAAACCTAAAGTATTAGGTTATGAAGATTGGTACATTGGTGCTGTTAATAACCAAAACAAATTTTTTGGAGGAAACATTAACGAGGCACAAGCATTATATTACAAGAATATATAAACAATAAAAGATAAAACAATATGGCAGGATTTACTGATAGGAGAGGACCTTTAAGTACAGGTAATCCAGTAAGAAAAATATTAAAAGATCTTTCTAACTTAGGAATGGCCTATGATGATATGATCATCCGCAATTCCCGTGCAGTAGGTTTTACTGAAAATCAGATGGGTTATACATTTAATCCAATGGGATCTGATTCTGATGACATCTATAGTGCTTTTGCTGCCCTTTCATTAACTGATACATCTCTTAAGAAAAATATTTCTATCTTTGATAGTGATTATGAAAGAAAGAGAGATGAACTAAGAACATATGCAGTACAAGATGAAATTGAAGATATCCTTGATGTAATCACAGATGAGGCTATTGTATTTGATGAATCTAACTTTATGGCATATGCTCATTTTAATGGCCATATTGCAAATTCAATAGAAGATGAAATCGGTGATGTTTACAATAACATCTATAACTATTTTGGATTTAACGATTCTATTCAACCTTGGAATTACTTTAGGAAATGGTTGGTTGATGGATACCTTGCATTTGAAATAGTTTATAATGATAAGCAAACAGAAATAATAGGATTTAAAGAATTAGATCCAATTTCGCTAATGCCAGGTATTGATACTGATACTGGAAAAAAGCAATGGGTTCAATACAAAGGTCAAGGTGCCAAAGAAAGAAAACTTTGGGATTCTCAAATTATTTACATATCGTATTCACAGGTAAATTCACCAATGAGAATATCATATGTTGAGAGACTTATCCGATCTTTTAACCTTTTAAGAATTATGGAGACTACCAGAATCATCTGGGCTGTTTCCAATGCTTCATTTAAAACTCAGTTTATTATCCCTGTTGGTGGTAAATCTAAAACTAGGGCAAAACAATCATTGGCTCAGTTAATGAATTCTTATCGTGAAGTAGTAGACTTTAACTATGAAAGTGGTGAAATTCAAACTAACGGTAAACCAATGATGCCATTCAATAAAGAATATTGGTTACCATCTAAAGATGGAGAATCTCCAGAAATCAGTACCGTTGGTGGTGATGGTCCAGATTTAGGAGATACAGAATCTTTAAAATATTTTGCCGACCGATTAAAAATGGCATCCAAGATACCTTTCTCACGATTTGATAAAGAAGGTGGTAATACATATGATATGGATGCTAGTGGTATGCTAAGAGACGAAATAAAATTTGGAAAATTTGTAGCTCGTTTAAGATCACTATTCCAGGAAATTTTAATTAAGCCAGTATATCTTCAAATGTGTCTTAATCATCCAGAATTAAAAAATGATGTTTCTTTTAAGGCTGGTTTAGGACTTAAATTTGTTAAAGATAATGTGTTTGAGGAAATGAAAGAAATGGAATTACAAACAAAACGAGTTGATTTTATTGGTAATCTTAAAACACAGTTAAGTACAATGGATGCTGAAATGACAGAAATTCCATACTTTGATTTAGGCTTCCTTGTTAAGAGATACGGTGGATTTACTCGAGAGGATCTAAAAGCTAACCAGAGGGCCAAAGAAAGGACAGAATTAGAAGACGCTGGATATAAAGAAGAGGATATAGAAAAAATCCTTTTAGGAGCCGATAAGGCCGATTTTGAACCAGAGAAGAAAGCTGGTGCACCAGATGAAGATCCATTGGCTGGTCTTGGATAAAAAGTTTACAAAGATTGTAATATATAAATCAAATAACTAGTAGAAAATGTCAGGAAAGAAATTATTGATTCTTGAAAGAGCTAAATCAAACCTAGATATAACTACCGGCGAAGACGGTTCGGTTGTATTAGAAGGTGTCTTTACCGAGTTTGGTGTTCGTAACAAGAATAACAGGATATATGAGGAAAAAGAAGTAATGCCTCATATCAATGAATTACAAGAAAAGGTTAAAACCAATAAGCTTTTAGGTGAATTAGATCAT